AACTGTAAGAGTTCCTAAAGTTGAAGTTGCTGACTGTCCAGTAAGCCCCATTTGTTGTTGAGGAATCATTGGATAACCCCAACCATTAAAACTACTATTATTCCAGGTAGCATCTCCCCATCCTGGTGTAGGAGATCCTAATGTTGTAGCTGCTGAAACGCCGGTAAGAGTAACCGTGGCGACATTTTCACCCCAGTAATTATCTCCCCATGCATCTCGACCCCATCCAGCGATTGAGCCAGCATAAGCTAAGGTACCTAGACCTGAAGTAAGTGAAAAACCCGTAAGAGAAACTAAAATTGCTGATTCGCCCCAGTTTTCAGATCCCCAAAAATCACTACCCCATCCTTCAACATTGTAAGCTTCTGCTGTTCCGAGTGATGAAGTTGCTGAGAGTCCTGTTAAAGAAACTGTAACAGTATCCGATTCCCAAGAATTATATCCCCAGGTTGTTCCGGCTTTATTCCAAGTGTTAGCCATAAGGAAGGACTCCTTATGCTAGCTGTATGATAGCTGTTGATGCGCCTGCTGCTGGAAATTCAATCGTGAATGTTCCACTAGTAACTGTTTTATCGCCACCAAAATTAATAGCAAGAATTGATCGATTAGTTGTAAATCCTGTAATCGCAGTAGTATTATAAAGTAATAATCCTCGTGCAGTGAATGTAGCAGAAGTCCAGCTCGAGTTAGAAAAATCACAAACCGCTGTGTCACTATCTAAAGTAACATCAATATTTGTTAAAGTATTTCCTCCACCTGTATAGCCTGAAGATGTAGTTGTAACTTCATAAGTTGAAGTTGGGTCGGCACTTGCATCTGATGGTGCAGCATAAACTGTTGTTGATTTACTTAGTGTTGCTGAGTTGCTTGAGTAAAGAGCACATTTAATAGTATTTCCTGCAGCCGTACTTCCAGAGGCATTTAAACAATGCCCTCCCTGTAAAATTTCTTCTTTAAAACTATTACAAATTGCTGATGTTATTGCCATAATTTAATCCTTTAAGGTGACGGTGATTTAACTGGGATACGAACTGTACCATCAGTGTAATCGTCTCGTCTGCGTCTTCCAAGTTGCAGTCCTGCAAACTTCTGTACTTCTTGTTTATACTTGTTTTCGTATAGTGTCAATATATCCATCGGACCTTTTAAATATCCAAAAGCCTCTGCTAAGCAGCCATATAAAAGGCCATTAGGAAAGTATCTGCTGATATAAGTCCCAGAGGTATTGGTCACTAGACTCGTAGGTTGTGCATTATAATATATTCTAAAAGCATAAGTCGTATCGGGAGTAGGAGCTAAAAGAAGCCCTCCTGAAGTAGAATCAGTTAATCCTGTGGCTCCTCCAAACATTGCATAATACTTGGGTTGTCCCGTAACATCTTGTGCCGTAAGACCTCCTGATTTTCCTGTTAAATTTGCTACATATTCTCTTAAATAAGTTACATCTTTTTTCTGTAAAAAAACTGAATTTCCTGTAACCGCTGAGGTAGAATCAAATACTTCAACCGCTCTTACAAAGAGAGCGCCTGCTGGATTATTAATAGTATTATTATCTAAAGCAAAATTTCCAGTAGACATTTTTCTATCAGAATCCATAGGGAGATCATATAAAATTCTATTTTCTGCATTTTCTATAAATCTGCCTAGAAGAGCACCAGTAAAAACATTACTGTCTACTTCAGTATAACTTCTAATGTCAGCTTCTAATGCTTCGAGTGTATATGCAGCCATAATTATATATATCCTCTTTTTACAATAGTTATACAACTTGAACAACTTTTCATATATCGGGAATGAACAGTGCAATGAGTTGGTTTTGGCTTAGGTGGTACTACTGTAGGAACCTCTTTTTTACCAAACAATTTTTTAATAAATTTAAACATTATGATCTATCATTTACGGGTCCACCGAAAACGAAGAACCCTCCCCCTGTTTCTATACTAGTGGCAGCGTTGGCTAAAGTAAAACTAAAACTGTCGCTTACGGGTAAGGTTGTTGGTTGGCCTGCATAAGGAATAGTACTATCAATCTTAGTTATTATATAAGATCCATAAATTTTTGCCCCTGAAGTATGAGCTACTGCCGTTGTTGAAACCGGAGTTTCTCCATAAGAAGGAGCTGCGGTTCCTCGCGTACATCCTGTTAGAGTATGTGTACTTCGGCCGGTATACTGAATAGTTTCACTTGTAATTTTTCCGTATTGTAAAGAAGTCGTGTCTGTGTTAGTTGCCTCAATCACAATATATCCTGATGTAGGAAACTCTGAACCATCGCTTAGTACAATAGAAGTATCTGTGGCAGTAATAGTTGTGGCTAAAGTTGTGCTTAATTCAAAAGTAGATACTGCGACTCCTCCTACTGGATCTTTAACTTGGTAGAATCTCACAGCATCGTTGGTAGATCGTTGATGTCTATTCTGGTTTACAATAACTGTAGTTCCTACTTCTGTTGTAAAAGGATTATCATTTAAGGGAGCCGGCGTAGCAAAAGCTACTCTTGCCGGTCTTGCTCTTTGTAAAGCTTGAGGATCCGCACTTGTGGGTTTAGGTTGTAGTTGAGGTTGTTTAGGTTCAAATTCTGAAAAATGAACCCAGGCACCATTCCATTCCCTTACCATTTCCAGATAAGGAAAAGCTAATCCAGATCTATCTGAAATAGCAAGTGCATGTTTCCCGGAAGCAAATGTAGTCATAATTAAGCGTTAGGATAGTAAACCTTAGGCGCGATATAAGTACTTGTAATGTCCGCATCCTCTTTTATGGCTCTAGCCAATTCATCCTCATAATAAAGTTTTAATTCTTGTGATCTCTGGGGTGCATTTTTCTGTGATAAATAAAAAGATAGTCCCGCTGTCATACATGGTGCAAAACGATAAGGCACATTTGCTGCATTGGTATAAGCCCCTGCATCTTCGATTCTTTTCATGTAATAAAATTGAATTTGACTTCCAGCCTGACTTGAACTTGGAGTCGTGTATAAAGTAACAGTCACTCGGTCTATAAATCTTTGAACCCAGTATTGGGAAGGTTGTCCTAATGCTAATTTATTTGATAATGAAGAATAAGTGGATCTTGAAATTTTTGTTAAAGGACTATCCGATTGACTTGTTGTTCCTGCGCTACTTCGATAGGATGCTTCAAAAATATCATCGGTCCCATATAAAGCGGCACCCGCACTATTTAATAAAGTTGAAGTTCCATCGGCGCTTGAACGATAGCCAAGATATTCATTAGTAGAAGCGACAAGAGTTAAGTAACCATCGGCAATTTCCCAGAGATGAATACCTCTGTTCGCCCACTCTTGAAACATAATATTTAAAGAGCGTCTGGCAGTTTTTAACTGGTAACCAGCGACTCCTCTAATACCACATCTCTCAAAGGCTTCTTCAATAATATCATCAATTGCAAACGTTTTCCCGAACGTTGCTGTTCCGGATGTCGTATTAGCCATACAGTCTCCTTATTAACCGTCGTAGAATACTGTTATAGTGTCCACTACACCTGACGGCAAACTGATATATGCTCCTGCTTTAAACAAAATTCCATTATCTGGAATATAAGGTTCAATTAAGTCAGTTGTGCTCGTGCTTGTTGGAATCGATAATAAAGTTGTTCCTGTTACAGATGTATTTTTAAATAAAAGATTTCCCGCACTGGTTCCACTTAAACCTTGGAGTCCTCGAATTCTAGTTCTACCGGCAAACACTGTACCAGTTCCTGTTCCTGTTACACCAGCTGAAACATCGCCCGCTGTAGCGGCGCTAGTTGTAATTGAAGTCACAGTATTAAAATAACCGCTACTTGTTGCTGTACTTGTATCTGCTCCAGTGACTACTTCAGTTAATGCATCTCCAACAGCATCGGTTCCTACTATAGTGAAAGTTATTCCACTGTCATCACCAGCCGATAAGATGGTGACGAGTTGGCCAATATTATCGCCGGATGTATAACTACCTCCAGACGTTAATGTTCCTCCAAGAGTTAAAGTTGTTGCACTCCCAATAGTAGCTGCTACAGAAATTCCATCTGCATCTAGTGCATCGACAGCTCCAAAAAATTTCGATTTTACGTTCGATACGTTTGGCATAATTTTTATCTCCTTAGTCGTGAGCTCCCGAAGGAGCTCACATTATTTTATTTAGCTATTAACTCCAAGCAAAAGTGCCAGTTACAGCTAATGGATCACGTGCAAGATCGTATGCAAAATGCCATGTTCCCTTTGTAATACAAGTAAAATACAAATAACAACCAATAGTTAGTATGTTAGTTGTTGCATCGGCAGGTGTGTAAGTTAATACCGTTTCACTTGCATCTGAAGTATCCATTGTCATGAGAGCTGCAGCTGTGCTTTCAACTTTTGAGCCTGTTGCGAATACATCGCTTCCAGCGCACGTAAAGCTAAGAACAGTTACACCCCCAGTTGTATCCTTTGATTGAGCATGTACTACAATATCTCCTTGTGTTGCTGCAGGTAAAGTTACTGCTTGTGTAGTAGCTCCTGTGTAGTTATTAATCGTGATTACATTTTTAGTGTAAGTTCTTGTAGTTGCTGTTGCGACTACTGTTGCAGTTAGACTAGTAAGATCTGGTTTTAGTCCCAGAGTTCTTGTAGTTATAACTCCTGTACTAGCAGCTTTATTGATCTGAGCAAATCCTTTTTCGGATCGTACTGGACCATTAAACGTTGTGTTTGCCATGATTATATCCTCCTAATTTATATGATGCAGTCTTTAGGCCGTCGACTATACTCGTCTACATCAAATTAATAATTGTATAGTAATTAATCTATAACGCAGATTTGCGTTTAGTGCAAGGAATCCCTACAGAAATGTGTGATTTTTGATAGCGCTTAAGTGGCTATCGAAACTTCAGGCTTGGCGTCGTGTATTTTGGTTTGAAGAGTATCTGCTTCAAATTCATTGGCAATGATCTCTTTAATAATATCCTGGATTTTTCTATTAATCTCAATCATTCGGATATTATGCTTGCCGTCCTTCAGATGCTCTTGTTGCCACTCTAGTTCCAAGGACCGTTTCGTAGTGTATAGGTCTTCGGTCATCTGTAACCTCCTCATAGGTTATCCATTTACCTTTTTTATTGGTAAATCCATCTTTCTCCAGTTTTACCTCATTTTTTCCTAGTTTGTCAAGGATTGATTTTTCAATACCAACAGCTGTATCTTCCGCTGAAACATTAAAGTCAGCATAATAGCCGTGATATCGAATTTGTACTCGGAAGTTTTTCATAGTGAATTTCTATCTTTATTAAGCAAATGGGGCAGTTTTGAGGCCGCCCCATTAATTTTCTTTAAGTATTACGCACCTTCAACACCGTAAATACCTCTAGGGTCAGATACGCCAAAAACGTATCTTGCTCTAGCTTTGTATCTTACGTTGCCAGTGTCAAAGTCCCCTTCCATCTTAGTAGTAAGAGGAGCTCTGTCAAAGTGTTTCATACCATTAGGTACATCTGTAATAATATACCAAGCATCAGTATCTGTTAGGTAGTTATTCACTCTATAACCTTGAGGAATCATACCTAGAGATTTGACTGCATTGATATCATTATCAGCAGTTCCAGTTCTACCTTGAGATTTCATCAATCTCTCAGCAGTGAACTGATTAGCAGATGGGACAATCATCTTCACACCTCTTGCAGCAATTTTTAAACCTCTTTCATCAGTCATTGCAGCGATATCAATTAACGCTTGCTCTAATGATGTTTCGTTTAAATCCGCTTGCGTAGTAAGAGTATTAGAAAATACTCCTGCTAACGTTGGGTGAGATGTACTAAATAATGAAACTGCGTCGCCTGAATCAAAGTTATCCGTAGTCGGTAAACCTTGAATTAAAGGATAAACAGCTTTCACTTGTTTAGTATTTGCCATCGATCTTGCTAGTGCTTTTGTGTAACGAGAAGCAAGTTTGTCATACAGGTTATCTTCAATAGCTTCCTCAGTGATCGCAAAAGCGAGAGCAATTGTCTCGTTAGTGTATCTTGCTGTGAAAGTTTCTTCCGCTTGGTCAAAAGCAACTCCAGATCCTTCTGGTTTTACTAATGCTGAAGCGAAACCCGACAACATAACTTCTTCTTCAAAAGCTCTGTCAGATGACTCAGTCGTATATATTTCAGCCGACTGATTTTCGTATTGTTTATATTCCAGGCCAAATAAAGCATTTAAACCTGGCTCTAGTTCTTTAACTAGCTGATTACGTGATATAGCCATAATTTATCCTCCTTATATGCCTTTAACGTTATTTCCTAAGATATGTTCATCGATCATAACTCTCAGAGCAAAACCTTCTGCGGTTGCATCTGAATGGTCAGGATCTCTTGACATACCCAGTATTTTTAGTTGAGCTATCGTGTTAGCTGTCGTTGCCGATA